GAAAATTATGAAACTTGCTAAAGAAGCAAGAATCATGACAGGGGAAGACCCGCTTTATATCCCGTGGCGCATGGCACCAAGCGGAGGCGATTTTGCCAGCATGACGGGTGAAACAATGCTTAATTACGCTGATTCGGCGTTGAGCAGAAAAGGCAAAAAAGAATTAAACGAAACTATTAGGAAGTTTATTCCCGATTGGGCTGGTGTTGGCACGGAACGCGGCATTGAGCAATTCCGAAGTGCAAAAGACAAAACTCGCAAAGCAATCAAAAAACGATTGGATGTAGAATTTAGAGACGCAGGCGGGTTAAGCATTGGTGAAGCAAGGTTGGCTGTAACAGACCCTCGGCAATATTCTGCGCCGGACTCTGGCATCCAAAACATCGGAATAATTCACACCGATAAACCGATGGTTAAACAGTCTGGTCATGCCGCCTATCCTGCTGGCGTTCCCGGTGAAGGAATCGGAAAAATTAAAGAAGATGTACGGATATTCGAGTTGCTAAACGAAGCCGCAAAAGCACGCGGCATTGTTGACCCCCGTGCGCCTAGCGCAAGAGATGTACGCGCATTGCAAATGAAACCGTACTATGGGCGCATTACAGCCGAAGCCCTCAAAAAGATGGGCTACTGATTAGGTATTCAGGTTTGAACTTTGCAGCAAGGTCTGCGGTAAACCGCTCGGTTAAAAACGCTTGCACAGATTCAGGGGTTACAGTTGAAATGTCTTGAGCGCAACAAGAAACTTCATGCAGCGTCAAAGCGTCGAACAACCTCTTCGGCATTTTTATGTCGGTGTTAACAAACGGTGTTAGTTTACTTGCGTTCATTGTGTCATCATATCATTTCCATAGTGCGTAACAGACAAATTTGTAAACGCAAGTAAACTGTTTCATTAGATAAACAATCGAGATATATTAACCCCGGTATGCCAGCAGGAAGACCCAAAGGAAGCCCGAACAAGTCAACCGCCGCCGCACGGGAGGCGATAGCCGCTTTTGTGGACAACAACGCAGAGCGACTACAGGGCTGGCTCGACGAGATACACGCAGAGAAGGGCGCAGAGGCAGCGTTCAAGTGCTTTAGCGACTTGCTCGAATACCATGTGCCTAAACTCGCACGCCACGAACACAGCGGCCCCGAGGGCGGCAAGATTCAAATCGAAGCGACATGGGGCAAGCCCGAGTGAAGCAGCGCGTCCTGCTGCCGTATACGCCTCGCAAAGCCTTCCTGCCGTTCCATGAGCGCACCAAACGCTGGGGGTGCCTCGTAGCCCACCGCCGCGCAGGCAAGACCGTAGCGGCTGTCAACGACATCATCCGCGCAGCCTTCATGTACTCGGGGCCGAACGGTTTGTTTGGTTATGTCGCCCCGTACCAGAATCAGGCACGGCGCATTGCATGGGACTACTTCAAGTACTTCGCTGAACCGCTCATCAAGGACGCAAACGAAGCGCAAATGACCCTGACGCTGGTTAACGGCGCGAAGGTCAGTCTGTTCGGAGCCGACAACGCAGATGCCATGCGCGGCCTCGGGTTCAGCGGTATCTACCTAGACGAGTACGGCGACTTCAAGCCAAGCGTGTTCGGCAATGTCATACGCCCAGCCCTATCGGATAAGCAGGGGTGGGCTGTGTTCGCCGGTACGCCGAAGGGCAAGAACCAGTTCTGGGACATCTACGAAACGGCTCAACGCCTGCCCGATGAGTGGTTCTTGCTACGCCTACCTGCTAGCCAATCAGGGCTGCTACCGCAGGGTGAACTCAACGCAGCAAAGGCGCAGTTGTCGGAAGACCAGTACCTTCAAGAGTACGAGTGCAGTTTCGAGGCGGCTATCCTCGGCGCGTTCTACGGCACAGAGATGCGACAGGCAGATAGTCAGGGGCGCATTAGCCCAGAGGTGCAGCACGACCCCGGCTACCCCGTATACACGGCATGGGACTTGGGTTACCGCGACGACACGGCTATCTGGTGGTATCAGGTCATCAGCGGCGAGGTGCGCGTCATCGACTTCTTCGCCATCTCGGGTGCAGACATCCGCGCCATCGCAGAGGTGGTCGTTAACAAAGGTTACCGATACGCCAAGCATTACCTCCCGCATGACGCTCGGGCAAAGAGCCTGCAAACGGGTCGCAGCATCGTCGAGCAGTTGGCAGACCACCTCGGGATTGCCAATCTATCGGTAGTTCCCAACATTGGCTTACAGGACGGAATCCAAGCAGTTCGCCAAATGTTGCCCCGAACTTGGTTCAATTCCGTAAAATGTGGCGACGGGATAGAGGCTTTACGCCAATATCAACGAGAGTATGATGAGGACAAGAAAGCGTTCAGGGCATCACCCCGACATGATTGGACATCACACCCTGCTGACGCTTTTCGAATGTTGGCAGTTGCGTGGAGGCAAGAGCCTGCCGCGCAAAAGCCGTTAGAGGGCAAGGTGTTAATCGTTGGGCCGCAGAACGAGGTCACCCTTAACGATATGTGGCAAGTGCATGAGCGCAGCGTCTCAAGGAGGGCGCGAATATGAGTGGCGTTAATCTTCCGTACCAGTACCCCTACGAGACGGTCGCCGCCTCGCAGACCGCGCAGGTGCTTGGCACCAATGGCGCAGCAAACGACTACCTGCATCGCATCGTGGTGACGGTATCCACGGCTGCAAGTTCAACCGTTGATGTGATTGACGGCAGCACGACCGTGCTTGCCATCCCTGCCAACACGCCCATCGGTGTGTACAGCCTTGACCTCGGCCTCAACGCGGCTACCGGCCCGTGGAAGGTCACTACGGGTGCAGGCGCTGCTGTTCTCGCAGTTGGGTTGTTCAGCAAATGAACCGCAAGCCCGGACTCTACGCCAACCTTCTAGCCAAGCAGGAGCGCATCGCAGCCGGTAGCGGCGAGAGGATGCGTAAGCCGGGAGAGGCGGGTGCGCCGACTGCAAAGGCGTTCCGTGAGTCTGCCAAGACCGCCAAACCCGAGAAGAAGGGTTACTGATGAGCGCAGCGTGGCAGCGTAGCGAGGGCAAGAACCCGAAGGGTGGCCTCAACGCAAAGGGCCGCGCATCGTATAAGGCCGAGACAGGCGGCACGCTTAAGCCTCCCGTGAAGGGTGGCGACAACCCGCGCCGCGCTAGTTTCCTCGCACGCATGGGCAATATGCCGGGGCCGATGGAGAAGAACGGCAAGCCTACCCGCCTCGCTCTCGCGTTGCGTGCGTGGGGTGCGTCGAGCAAAGAGGATGCCCGTGCGAAGGCTAGTGCCATCTCTGCGCGAAACAAGAAGGACTGAACATGGACGAGCGCGTAAGCCAAGAACTGGAGAAGTACCTGCGTGCTGTGGGTACTTACGAAAACGAGTTCGCCAAATGGCAGGCGCGTGTTAAGAAACTGGTCAAGCGTTACCGCGACGATACCCGTGGCGCAGGCGGCAACGAGACGGCGAAGTTCAACATCCTGTGGTCGAATGTCCAGACGCTGATTCCCGCCGTCTACGCCAAACTCCCGAAGGCTGATGTACAGCGCCGCTTTGGTGACAACGACCCCGTGGGCCGCGTGGCATCACGCCTCATCGAACGCGCCGTAGACTTTGAGATTGAGCATTACCCGGACTTCCGCTCGACCATGAAATACGATGTCGAGGACAGATTCCTCGGCGGTCGCGGAACCTCATGGGTGCGGTACGAACCTCATGTATCACCCATCGGGGTTGAGGATGACGGCCTATCCATCACCTCGGACATCGAAGCCGGTGAAGGTGCGCCGCCGCCGTTGGAGCAGGTCGAGTACGAACGCGCCCCCGTTGACTATGTGCATTGGAAGGACTTTGGACACTCTCAAGGGCGCACTTGGGAGGAAGTGACTTGCGTATGGCGCTGGGTCTACATGACCCGTGAGGCCATCGTAGAGCGGTTTGGCGAGGAGATGGCACGCACCATCCCGACCGACCAAGGCCCGGAGACGCTTAACGCCTACCGCGACAGCAAGCGTCAGTACAACCTCGCCAAGATATGCGAACTGTGGGACAAGGAGACGCTGAAGGTCTACTGGTTCTGCAAGGGTATGCCGCACTTCATTGATGTGCGCGACGACCCGCTCGGCGTGGAAGGGTTCTTCCCCTGCCCGAAACCGTTGTATGCGACGACGACCTCGGACAACCTCGTACCCGTCCCGGACTTCGTGCTGTACCAAGACCAAGCGATGGAATTGGACATCCTGTCCGACCGTATCGACGGATTGGTAAAGGCTCTGCGGGTGCGCGGCGTGTATGACGCTTCGCAGCCTGCGCTCCAACGCCTGATGACCGAGGGCGACAACAACGCCCTCATCCCGGTAGACAAGTGGGCCGCGTTTGGTGAGAAGGGTGGCCTCAAGGGCAGTATCGACCTTCTGCCGCTTGACACCATCGCGCAGGCGCTTCTGCAATGCTACCAAGCGCGTGCCGACATCAAGGGTCAGATTTACGAAATCACTGGCATCGCTGACATCATCCGTGGTCAGTCTGCCGCCTCGGAGACTGCAACGGCGCAGCAGATTAAGGGTCAGTACGCTGGCCTGCGTCTGCGGTCATTGCAGGAGGATGTGGCGCTCTACGCTACCGAGGTCATTCGGCTGAAGGCGCAGGTGATGTGCCTGCATTACCAGCCGCAGACCATCCTTGCCTATGCCGCCGCCGAACAGATGTCTGACGCTGATAAAGCGCTTATCCCGCAGGCGTTGCAACTCATCCGTGACAAGCCGCTGCGTAACTTCCGCATCGACATCGCCGCTGACAGCCTTGTGCAGATTGACGAGGCGCAAGAGAAGCAGGACAGGATGCAGTTCCTGCAAGCCTTCGGTGGCTTCTTGCAGCAGGCGCTCCCGGTCGGTCAGGCATCGCCCGAACTCATCCCGGTGATGATGGATTTGCTGAAGTACGGCGTGCAGGCGTTCAAGGCCGCTCGACCGCTTGAGGGCAGCATTGACGCAGCGGTGGAACAATTGAAGATGGCTGCACAGCAACCGCGTGAGAACCCGGAGGTGCAACGCGCACAGATGGTCGCGCAGGCCGAGCAGGCGAAGGCGCAGATGATGATGCAAGTTGAGCAGGCGAAGTTGCAGCAGGCTTCGCAGGTCGAGGCGATGAAGGCGCAGAACGACCAGCAACTTGAATCGCTGAAACAGCAGTTTGAGGCGCAACTTGCACAACAGAAAATCGCCGCCGAACAGCAGATGGCGAAGTACAAGGCAGACTTGGACGCTGCAACCAAAATCATGGTGGCACGCATCTCGGCTAACCCCGGACTTGACATCCCCGCTCTGGAGCAGCAGCAAGCCGTCACCGAGCGCGTCATGCAGGACATGGGCGGCGAGGTAAGGCAGGCGATGCAGAACCTTGTGGCGCTTTACGGTCAGATGGCATCGTCCAACGACGAGAACATGAGGGGCGTGCGCTCTGCCCTGTCAACGCTGACTGCCCCGAAGCGCATCATCCGTGGCCCTGACGGTCGGGCTGTGGGCGTGGAGGCGGTGCAGCAGACCCTTGAACTGGAGCCGCGACTGCAATGATTACGACGACCAAAGGGATGATGGACGAAGCCCTGCTGGAGAAGCGCGAGGGCGAGGTTAACAACGACCACGAACACACGCGCTGGGTTGAATATTGGCACGAAGGTGAACTTGTCCATCGGTCTGTCCATGTTCACCTAAAGGAAACCCCGGCGCTGTTCCCCGAACTGGAGAAATTTTGATGGCTAACACCCAAGCCCTGTGTACTTCGTTCAAGGTCGAGATTCTGGGCGGTGTACACGCCATCGGCACGCCCCCGACTCGCGGCACGACTGCAAAGGACACCTTCAAGGCTGCGCTCTACGAAGCCACCGCCACGGTTAACGCTGCCACGACCGCCTATAACGCCTCTGGGGAGGTGTCGGGCGCAGGGTACAGCGCAGGTGGCATCACGGTAACGAACGCCACAGCGCCCACCTCAACGGGAACCACGGCGTATTGGACTCCCTCTGCCTCGCTGACTTACACCGGGGTGACGCTGACTACGCCGTTTGACGCGGTGTTGATGTACAACAGCACGCAGGGTGACAAGGCGGTAGCGGTTTACACCTTCGGGTCGCAGACTGTGACGGCGGGTAACTTCATCCTGACCATGCCGACCAACGATGCCTCAACCGCGCTTCTGCGGATTGTGTGATGAGTCGTGGCGAAGGGGCCGTGGGACACAGGTACATGGGATGACGCGCAATGGGACAGCCTCCCGGTTACAAGCGTCACCGGAACCGGCGGCGTTGGTAGCCTTGGCACCTCGCAAAGCGTCACGCTCTCGGGCAATTCTGCAACAGGCGAGACGGGAAGCCTCGGAGCAAGCATTACGGCGAGCCTTACGGGTGTCAGCGCCGTTGGAGTCGTTGGAGATGAAACCGATTCGGTCGAGGTTGCCCTTTCCGGTGTGGGAGCATCTGGTCAAACAGGTTCTCTCGACCTTCAAGGAGAGGCTGCGCTTATCGGTGTGGAAGCGACCGGAGCAACCGGAACCCTCACCGCCTCTGTCCAGCCAATCATCGTCTTTGACGACTCGCACGAAGGCGACAAAAAGCGTAAGAAAAATTGGGACGAAGACCAAGCGAAGCGCGAAAGGCGCAAGCAAGAGTTAATCTCGGTTTACGAACAACTGCATGAGGCACGACCAGAAGTTGCAGAGAGGATTGTTGAACCGCATTTAACTGTTAACATTGAGCAACCCACGGTTAACTGGGATGCCTTGTTAGGCGACCTTGACCGCGTGGAAAGGTTGATGCAAGAGCATCAAGAGATGGACGACGAGGAAGTATTGTTGCTTTTATGAAACGAACTTATGTGATGGTCGATGGCGAGTTTGTGGAGCGCAAACGCGATGAGCGTGGGCGGCATCACTACATCGTCCCCGACATCGCGCCGTACAAGTCCATGATTGACGGACGCATGATTACCTCGCGTTCGCAGCACCGTCGGCACCTCAAGGCCAACGGTTGCATTGAGGTCGGTAACGAAGACCCGACCAAGTTTGTCAATAAAGAAAAGCCGAAAAGCAATCGAGTGGATGTGTTGCGTCACCAGTTGGCGAACATGACCCATTCGGATGCTAATAGGTTGTTGTCGCGGTTGCGCGATGAAATCCGATTTACCCACGACCCCCACAGGAGACGGTAATGGAACAAGCCCCACAGGCAGAAACGCTCGACCGCAAGGAATTGCTCGAACAGCAGTTTGAGCAGAACGCCGAAGCGCAGCCGAGAGACGAGGTAGGCCGGTACGCCGAGAAGCAGGCCGAGCAACAGGCTGCTGAACCCGCCGACGAACCCGTATGGCGCAAGCCCCCCGCTTCGTGGAAGAAGGAATACCACGAATATTGGTCAAAGGCTGACCCCAAGATTCAGGAATACGCTTGGCAACGCGAAGAGCAGATGAAGCGCGGTGTAGAGCCGCTGCTTTCCAAGGCGCAGTTTGCCGATGCAATGAATCAGGCGCTAGAGCCGTACCTGCCGACCATCCAAGGTCTAGGGATGAAGCCCGAG